GTATTATTATCGCCTGTAGAAAGGGTGGATAAAGTATCAACACCCATTGCGACGTTGTAATCACCTGTAGTGATTGATGCTCCCGCAGAACTTCCAACAGCAGTATTTTGCGCACCATCAGTATTTGCTGTGAGAGAATTATAGCCAACGCCTGTGTTATAACTTGCAGTTGTATTGGCATCTAAGGCCGAAGCTCCAATTGCTGTGTTAGCCGCGCCAGTTGAATTAACTAGCAACGCACTTGAGCCTACAGCAACATTATTATTAGCAGTTGTCGTTGCCCCGCCTGCGTTATCGCCGATCAGCGTATTGTCTCAACCAGTTGTAACAGCATCCCCGGCTGCATAGCCCACTGCGGTATTGTCTGTGCCAGAGCTATTAGCTGTTAAAGCCAGCGTTCCCACCGCAGTATTGTCGGCTGCTGTAGTTGCTACTAATAAGGCTCCTGATCCAACAGCTACGTTGTTTCCGCCCGTTGTCAGAGCGCCACCAGCGTTATCCCCCACTACTGTGTTGTCGGAACCCGTAGTCACCGCATCAAGTGCGGCCTCACCTATGGCGACGTTATCCGTTCCGGTCGTTAAAGCTGTACCTAAGTTACCAGAACCAAGTCCTACGTTACCCGTGCCGCCCGTCATGTCCAAGACATCGGTAACTGCCGCACCTGCACCCGCGCCATCAGCTACAACCATCTTGATGCTGCCATTCGGGATAACAACATTAGCCCCGGTTCCTTGGCTAAGAGTTACTGTGTCTCCAGCAGAGTTTTGAACTACCCAGACATTACTTAATGTATTGGGAGCTAATGTGACCGTGCAAGCCTGAGACAAAGAACCAGTCAAGGTTAACGCCGTAGAGCGAAAAGCATCACTTGCGCCGTCTGCCATAGTAATGGTTGCGGTACTGGCATCTGAAAGAGCTTCTGACCCAGAGCCGAATTTTTCAGCAATTAACTCAAGATTTGTATTTGTTGTTGTTCCCCATGTACCGGAGCCATCTCCAGTCGCCATTTCATTTAGTCTTAAGTCGTTAACGTATGTGCTTGCCATATTGTTTCCTCAAATTTTCCTATGCAGCGATATCTTCCCAGTCAGGAGATTGGCTTGTTGAAACTCCAGAATAACTAGGAGTCTGGCTTGTAGATACCTCTGAATAATCAGGAGATTGACTTGTCGAAACCCCTGAATAATCAGGAGTCTGGCTTGTCGATACTTCTGTGTAGCTAGTTGTTTGGCCCGGAACAACATCTCCCCAGACCAGTAAATTTTCTAACGCCCCTGTTCCATGAACTCCAGTCAAGGCTATATTTGATACGCCTGTAACTGTTACGCTATTTGTTGATCCGGTTAAAGCATTTTGTGTTACTGCAATAATATTACTACTTACTACAGAAACACTTCCTAATGCCGTTGTTCCTACAACATTAGTAGGATAAACATTGGCCGCTCCGGTTACTGTTTCATCACCTACTGAAATAGTAGATGCAGTACCACTAACTCCGGTTATTGCAAATCCAGCAGCTAATAATGTTCCTACTGCGCCTGTTCCGGCAATTCCGGTTTCTGCTACATTCGCATCACCACTAACTGACTCCGTTCCTAATGCACCAGTACCAGCAACTCCGGTAACAGCTAGATTTGCTGCACCAGTAACCGTTTCACTACCTATTGCGCCAGTAGCTGCAACTCCAGTCTCTGCTACATTAGCAGCACCAGTTACAGTTAAAGAACCTAATCCTGTTGTTCCGGCCAGCCCTGTTAATGCAACAGGATTCTCTTCCCCCCAAGTATCAGAACCCCAAGTCCCTCTACCCCAACCAGTTACATTAGCCATTGGCTATTTATGCAATACGAATTACTGCATTTGAAGCATCGGCTGTAGGAAATGTAATCGTAAACGAACCTGCCGTTGAAGTTTTATCAGCGCCAAAATCGAAGACAGCAACAGCAGGATCGCCTGAAGCACTATCATTGAAAATCATGCAGCCTCTTGCAGTTACTGTTGCGGTTCCAAAAGTAAGGTCTGCAAAATCTGTAAAAGCCGTTGTTCCTGAAGTAGTTGGATCAACCCTAGTAAGCGAATCACCTTTAGCAGTGTAGTTAGTTCCGCTTGCCTCTTGATTGGTTGAGTACGCAGTAGTCGCCGCAGACATCGTAGCTGACGACGTATAGAGGGCCAGACGGAAGGTATTTCCGCCAGAATTCTTAAAATTATGCACCCCTTCTAAAAGTTCTTTCTTAAAACTGGTACACATAGCTTGAGTAATAGCCATTACAGCCTCCTGATTATCTTCGCTAGGTCTGAATGACCTTGTTTCTCTAGCTGATTACAAACAGTACAAATATGGTTTTCGATTCCTGACTTTATATAAAAGGCAATAACATTCTTACACCTGTTTCTGAACGCATGTGCCTGCGCTTTAACCATTGGATCAGCGTCATTACTAATAGAAATTAACTTATCAGTAGCCATTTCTGCTACTTCTTCCACAGAATGTCCGCGATTATGAGTTGTTTGAACGCCCAGATCGCCTATTGATATTTCAAATTTATCTGTTTGCATTAGTATTTATCAGGCTCTACAGGCATTAAATCTTTCCTGTTTATTATGCCTATAGGCTTGTGCTCTTCTTTTTTATGCAAGTCAGAAAAACGACATACCTTTATCTCGCCACATTCATCTTGATAAGCTGCTTTGGGATTTTCTAATCGATGATACCCGTACAATTTGTCCTTTGTTTCAATATCTGTATCTAAAAGAGTTGATCTGGGGGCTATCCCGATTTTTATATCCTCGCTAATACACTTGGCTAACCAAAACTCTACACATCCCCGGCCAGCTTCAGCGAAATGCATATTTGTTTTATAGGTAAAGTCCACGCCAAAAATTGATATCCGGTCAACGCAGGCGCACAAAGCATATGCAATTGCGTAAGCTACCGTATTATTCAGATATGCACTTCCAGTGTACCGAATAACCTTTGAAAGAGGATACTCCTCTACTGCAGGAACCCTTTCATCAAGCTCACAAGAATATATAGGATAATTTGCTTTAGGCAGCTTTTCCCGCATCATATTGGTCATGCCGCCGGCGTCTTCAGTATCCAAAAATCGACTCATTGGATCAAGAATAAACGCCCTGTCTATATCAGACAAAATGCCTATCATTGCATTAATCGCCCAAACCTCATCGAACTTTACGCTATGTATTCTTGAGAGATGAAAGTCCAGTTGGCTTTGTCCCATTGCCACTATTGCAATATGCTTCCCCTCAAGAATATCCATATATTCAGGCGTCTATTCTTCTTTGTCCGCTCCTGTATGCGTCTTTTCTGTTATACCCATCAGATTCCAAGGTCAGCTTTCCAAGCGCCTCTTTAAATCGATTCTCATAAGCAGAAAGCATATCCGGATCACCCTTCATATAAACATAAGCTTCTGCCAAGCTTGCATATAAAAGAGGCTCAGAAGCATTAGTACCAAGCCATGAAGTGCCGTCTGACGATGCCGTTATTGATTCCGGGATATAAAAGTAATGTATCTCTACGGTAAATCCGGAACTTGGAGTAGGCCCGACTATAAAAAAGTCATCGTCAAACTGGGCGTAATATTTTGGAGTTCCTGTCGTAGCAGAAGCCGGGTAAGCTTCCCTTATAAAGTTTACGTCTTTATTTATCAAATAGTTATAATTGCTATCGCCATCTATTACCGCCAAGGAATACGGGTATAAATAATCTGCTGGTGCAGAAAGATATGAATTCCCGGTTGTCAGGGTTCCTGTCTGGTTTTTCCTGAAGTTAGGAAGCTCAACTGCTTTGACTATCCTGTTTTCAGCCTGAACGATAATATTTGTAAGATTGCTTACAAATGATGTCTCAGTATTTTCAGCATAATCCTGTATTGCAGATTTTAATGTTGTAAACGTCCAGCTCATTCTGTGCTCACCGTTAGACTGCCTACACTACCGCTCATCTTCAGCCCCATTGTGCTGGAGCCAAATACATCAACACCACCACCAATCGGGTTCCATGCATAATACGAGGTTGATGATGCCTCCCCTTTATCAACTCTAGGATTAAAAAGCGCCTGCGGATCAGTTGTATCAACATCTCCGATTCTTAGCTGCGGATGATCAGAATCAAAACACTCACTACAAACTCTCAAACCGTTTCTTGTTTCATTTTCAATTTCGTATTGAAGCTGACTTAGTTTGTAAGTAAATCCGCACCTGTCGCATTCACCCAATGCTTTTGTTGATCTCGCATAACTCATTTTTAGTAACGCCCCTGAACCAAATCAGGAACAAACCTTACAGTAGCCCTTTCCCTGTCTGCTTCGCTAACGTCCCTCCAAAGCTCGTCATATCGCTGCTTTAAAAGAGGAGTTCTTTGCAAAGCCTCGTCGTGCTTTGTCGAAATGTTATATGCCAATGCATAGGTAAGGCAGGGCAGATACCTTGTTGGAACATCAGCATTGTTGCTTGCAGGATTGCCGGCATCCTCTATTCTTGCAACATAATCATAAACAAGCGTATAGGTTTGTGCGCTGTCTGGAGTTGACCATAATATGATATTGGACGTACCGACATTCCTGTCAACATAAAACTGTGTTGGCTTTGACTGATTCAGCTTTGTTGCCTGATGATTGTACTGAGTTCTTGAAATCCTGTTCAGCCTCTGATCAAACTGCTTATCAACATCTCCGGAATCAGTCCTGATAAAAGCATCAACAACATCCAAGGCTGCGCTTGGCAATGCATAGCTACTAGTCCCCGCAGTCAAGGTTTGAGTATTTTGCTCTATTGCCCACAAATTCAAGCCCTTGTTCTGCCATTCCAGAAAAACAAGGTTCAAAGCCCTTTTGGCGCTTTTGTAGTCATAGCCAGTACGCATCTCCATCCCACAAAGGTCATAAGCCTCTTCCAGAATATCGCTTATATCCAAGCTAAATGTTGTTGTTCCACTGGTTGCCATTTATTTCCTGCCCTTGGTTGTTTTGGGTATAGGGTTATCTCTTTTTCTTTTCATAGGAACCAATCTATTCCTTAGTCCCAAAGTCCATCTTTTAAACCCCTAACTAACGGACATTCCGCAAGGATTTGACCTCGCCCGACATGGCTTGTTCTCCAAACGGCGAGGTCGAGACTGCACGCTTCGTCGAGGGGGCCCGCCTCGGCCTTGGCGTCAAATTAATTGACCGACTTGACGGGGTTATGCCGCCACCAAACATTTTTTTCACATACTCTTTGTATGACTTGGCCTCTTTCCCCACTTCGGTTCCACCGCCACCCATGTAAAGCTTACCGCCCTTGCGATACTC